TATCGCCGCTAACACTGCTAATACAGTAATAACTTGAGAAATCCACTGATGAGTATTCATCATCCTTGCAATCCATGCTAAGAAAGACGCCGCTACGTTAGCTACCCATCCAATTAGTTGAGCCATAATCTGTATAAGAACTTGTAAAATAGCACCAAAAGCCGATACAACAGGCATTATCGCTGCTAAAGTGTTAGATATAATCGACTTTACCGCTGTCCAAATTAACGTGACGTTGTAACGGAACTCTTCATTAGTCTGCCATAAATTAATTACCGCTGCGACCATTAGTCCTATGATGGTTATTGCGGCTAATATAGGTATAGATATGGATGTAAATGACATTCCTAGTGCAGAAAGACCTACCTGTAACGTCATTATTGCGTTTCTTACTGTTATGAACGAATTAATCAGCATTGCTGTGACTACTAAAATAGGTCCAATTGATGCTGCTAAGAGACCAAACACGATAATAAGCGTTTTAGTTCCTGAAGAAGTCTGAGCAAACCAACGTACCATTTTTGTTAATCCTTGTACAAAAGTACGCATAGGACCTTCTGCTACGCTGAAGAAAGATAAAGACAGCTCTTGCAAGGCTGAAATCAACTCTTGGAAATCTCCGTACAAGTTGTCTGACATCTGCTCGTGCATTGCCGCTGCAGTTCCCTCGGCATTCTCCAACTGATTACTAAACGTACCTAATTCCTCACTACCCGCGCCAATAAGAACACTCCAAGCCGACATAGCATCAGTACCAAAAATCATTTCTAATGCAGCCGCTCGTTGTTCTGCGTTCATCCCTTGTAGTCCCTGCTCAAACTCCGCTAAAATAGCAGGCATAGGCTTAAGTTGTCCGTTAGTATCAAATACGTTTATACCTAATTCCTCCATCAATGCTGCAGCTTGATCAGAAGGAGCAAGTAAACTTTGTATTCCTGACCGTAACATACGCCCAGCTTGACCACCTTGAATCCCTGCATCTCCGAGTAATCCAACCGCTGCCGTCGTATCCTCGATAGATAGTCCTGCCATTGAAGCAACTGGTCCAACGTACTTAAACGCTTCACCTAACCCTTGAACGTCTACGTTGGATCGAGCTGAAGCTAAAGCAAGAATGTCCGCTACTTTTGCAGTTTCTGAGGCTTCCATACCAAATCCCGAAAGAATATTACTGGTAATATCCGCTGCCGATCCTAAATCAATTGCTCCCGCTGCTGCAAGGTCTAGTACGGAAGGAATAGAGGTTAAAACTTCATCAGTGTTATAACCTGCTCTCGCTAAGTATTCCATACCTTCCCCAGCTTCAGTAGCCGAGAACATCGTAGTAGCTCCCATCTCACGGGCTTTATTGCTCATAGCCTCTATCTCGGTTCCTGTAGCTCCCGACACCGCACCAACTGTAGACATTTGTCGCTGGAACTTTGCACCGGTAATAGCCGCTGCAGTACCTACTCCTACCAACGGCAAAGTAACGTTTCTAGTCATTGTACTTCCGATTGAGGACATTGAGTTAGCTGCGCTTTGCATCCCACTCATTTGACTACTTGCTTGCGAACTAAAAGAGCGCATCTCACTAGTGGCTTGCCGTAAACTTGATGTAAAGTTAGAAACGTCTGCCCCTACTTTTACGAGAATATCATTCATTTATAAACAAGCACCTCCTTACTTATTTAATTAATCTGAGAATCTAAATCGGTTAAGCCATTCCATGTCCTGCTTAGACTTTTCCGCTTTATCTTCTATATCATCGTAAGATTTTCGTTTCATCTTATTTCTATCGAATAAGTCTGACGCTTTTAATCGTTTAGCATGATAAGCTTGTCGTTGCCACATTGTTTTTAACGAAGCTAACTCCATTTCGTCATTCTTTCGTTCATTCTCCGCTTCTGCAATGATTGTAAATTCGCGAGGAGTCAATCGAAGAAACTCGTCCGGCATCATTCCCATATAACGATAAGCGTCAAACATTAGTTCCTCTACTTCGTCTAAACCCTCTAGCCGTGGATCGCTTTCATCGCTTTCTTCGCGTCCGGATTCTGCTTCAGAAGTTTCTGAACTGTCGGCTTGTAGAAAAAATTATCAGCTACGACTTCTTTACCGACTTTCGCAATATCATCTAACGTTAATTTCTCGCTCTCAAACGCTTCCTCAATCGCCTTATCTACTTGTTTTCTCGTAAAGTTCTTTCCAGTGTGGATTAACCCTGCATGAACAATAGCGGGGAAAGCGTCTAAGTCGCCAGCTAGTGCCAATCCGACTACTTCGTAAGAACCTCCGTCAAACACTTTGCTTAATTTCTTTACAGATTCAAACGTTAATTTTAATTCGTATTCTTTTCCTTCAATTTCAAATGTAGCCATACTTTTTCCTCCCGTAATTTTAATAAGAAAGGCGAGCAAAAGCCCGCCCGCTTACCTCTACAATAATTAACCTACGGCACCTTCTTGCTCTTCGTTTTCATCGCAATCCATGCCTTCAGCAGGCGGTGCTCCTTTAGGAAGCTCTTCTAATACAGTCTCGCAAACTGTTCCGTTTAGGGTTCCTTCGAGTTCGTACGTAGCATACTCTTCATTCTCGAATTCTCGGTTAAACCCTGAAATCATATACATACCGTACTCCGCTTCGAGTGTTCGCTTATTAACTTCATAAATTTTTACGAACTCTTTATTACGTTGTGCTTTTTTGACGTAATCAGGAAACGGGTCACCTTGCGTGATAATCCCTTCGATACTTAACGTCTGAGTTACACCGCCATAATCCGCCCCCGTCTTATCTTTCGTGTTTAATTCGATTTCTTCTGCTTCTGACTCTACCGCACCGCTTGTTTGGTTAAACGGTCGAATCAGTTTAGCGCCTGTTTCTTCATCTACGATCTCTACTGCAAAGAGGATTTCATCCCCTCGAAATTCAACAGCCATTTAAATTCCTCTCCTTTTAATATTCGTTATTTCTACGTCGAAATAGACGCGATAATATTCCGATTTTTGTGATATATCATCGGATGGCATCGGAACAACTGCCGTAAGATTGCATAAAAAAGTCCCCGCAATTTCTGCCGGGTTTTTTAACGTGTTATAATACGTAAATTCTTCAAACAAAAATACGTCTTTAAGTCTTTCTGAGTTAATAGTAAGTTGTACGTTATTTACTTCATGCAGTCCGATTTGGTAATGCCGTGTTACTTCGACAGATTCTCGTTGCTTAGATAGTATTATAAAATCGTCTTGGATAGGTTCTACAGTAATCAGCGGACGATTTTCGGGAAAGTCATATCCGTCATAAATTAATTCCGTTTTAATACCTGTTTTATCATTAAGTCCGATTATTAGAGACCTATTAAATCCGTGCTGATGAAAGCAAGTCATTTCTTAGTCATCTCTTTTCGTAATGCTTCACGGTAAGGGTTCCTGTTACGCCAAACGCTTTTACGTATAAACCCTTTGTTCGTCGCGTTCTCGTATTCTTGTCGTCGAGCATACGATAAATTAGATCCGTACTCCCAAGTACCTGAACTAATACGACGTGGACTGGCGACAATACTTGCACGTAACGCTCCCGTATCAACTGGAGACATCCCCGCTGACTCGTTCGCCATCTTTCGTGTATACGTTTCTGTAACTTTATCTGCTCTTAATTTAGAATCTGCCGCTTTTCGAGAAAGTTTAGATATCGCTCTGTCAACTCCAGATATATTTACGTTTATTTTCAAGCTATCAACCGCCCTAACATCTCGTACCTATTACGTCTTCCTATACCTTTTTTGTCTACTGCAAGTATTTCGTACTCTTTACCGTCGTGAATAACTCGTTCTAATTTATCTGCAATGTCTTCGACAAGCTCTATCTTTACCGAGAACCATATGTCCCCTTTTTCATACTTAATTCCACCTTGCATATACCTGTCAGCCCCTGCACCTGTCGACGATGAAAGCTCAGTTACGACGGATTTAACTTCCCGATTCACTTCTTTTTCATCAATCAATTCGCCTGTAATATCGTCAAATACCTTTTCGAAGTACTGCAATACGATAGGACGTCGTCTATTCGTTATAATTTCGTCTCTCCACGAGTCCATTAATTCAATATCGCTTTTAGTAATCATCCGTCATAACCACCTTTCGTCTAACACATAACTAACCCACGACGTACAGTTAGGATGTGGAAGCCATATTTCCGTATCATTAGGCTTATAAATACCTCGCCCTTTCCCATAAGGGTCTTTCTGTGCTAGTTCGTAGCACTTATGCGTATTATGATCCTTGCGACCGCAAGTACCGTCATTAAATTGTACGTACTTAACGACACCACTGTCTTGAGCATTATAAGACGTAGCCGCTCGGTGAGCCGTTAATGACTCTGTTCTTGCTAATCGCCGTATCTTCCACGTCTCATTTTCGTAAACCTTACGAATGTTTGGTATCATCTTATTAATGCTTTCGCCTTTTAAAATATCTCTACGGATTACTGTAGCTAACTCGTCTCTAATCTCTCCCGATAATCCCCATATACGATCAGACAAGACTAATCCGTCATCTCCAAACCGTTTAACTACATATTTAACGACGTAATTATTGATTCGATCAAAACTACTTGTAGATAACGTTATTCCTATCGCCTTATTTACGTTTCTTACCGTCCATTCGCTCGACTGCTCAATAATGCTATTTAACGCTAACTCTCCATGCTCTCTTATAGACTCTTCTATTTCGTCTAAATCGCGAAGCAATCTAGATAATCTTCTCCTTGTTATCTTTCCTTTATTATTCGCATAGTCTGCTAGCATGTCGGATATCTCTCCGCGCACTTGACCGATTTCACGGATTGCATACGCCTGCTGTTTTTCATTTAATGCGCCATAATCTCGTTCTAATCGTTTAAATATCGCATCGAGTTCCGCTTGAGTTGTCTTTATTTCCTTCGCCATAAGTTAGGCACTCTCCATAAAGGGTCACGAGGAGGCATCGTTATAGGTCGATCAATACGCTTCATAACCCGAAAGTTGCTTCCTAATAGCTCGCCTTTTTCTTTTTCGTATTCATTTTGCAAGTCTTTAGCTAACTTTCGATAGTTGTCAGCAATCATAGACTTGTCAACCGATTCCTCTCCGTCCGTAAATTTAAAATAATGAGCGACTGAGAAAGCGATTTGCCAAGCCCCTTGATACTGTGCGTATAGCATTATTAGCGTTACTTTATCAGAAGGAACGCTACTGTCCGGCGACAAGCCATGCTCTAACATAGCGTCCTCTACTAACTCGATAGCTTCGTGTTCGTCAAAATTAGGAACGCCTTTAAACCGACGTGTCAGTCTTTCCGCAAGTTCTTGCGCCGTCATAGCGCTCCCTCCTTATTTTTTACTTGATTTCTTTTTGTCCGTCTTCTTTGTTTCTTTCTTCTTTGTCGATTTCTTTTTCGGCTTCACTTCTTCGATAATGTTTAAGTACTTTAAATCCTCGTACTTCTTAGCAACATGTTCGTCTAATTCTATGATAGATCCGACAGGCTGTCCGTTAAAGACAGCCGCCGTTTTTACCTTGTATTTAGTCGCCATGTGTTAATCCCTCTATCCCGCTATCAAGTACTTGGCTGAGAACGCCCGTTTTTCTAGAGTAACTAATAACGTCGCCAGCTTTTCCGCCTTCAAGAGAAAATCCGATAAAATACTTATGCTCTCGCGTATTCGTCCAACTAGCCTCTCCGTTATCGTCCGCCGAAATCAACGTTCC